TATAAATCCCTAGTGAGAGTAGCTCTCTCTACTGAAACTTCGCTTCTAGTTATTGCCCGTCCAGGCCAGGAACGTCCTTCTGATTGGTCCGACAAGAAACATGACACTCTGTCCAAAATTTCCCCCCACACATATGATTGCCTAAAGAAGACAAAATGGTGGAGGTCCGCCATACTCTCCATTAAGTCTCTAAAAATAGAAGACTCAAGGGTTACTATAGACATAGGAAACTATGATCTATTAGTGCGCAAGTTCGGCCTGTTGGTCGCTGCGTATTCTGGCGTAAAAGTTGGCCGCGGCTATTCAGCTGCGTTGAGGCATTTCTCTTCGTACAGTCGGCACTATTTGAAGACTCGAGGAGCCAATACTTATCTTCTACTGCTCAAGATTACCAAATTAGCTTTGGAAAACTATTTGGCCGGGTCAAAACTTGACTCGGGGGCAGTAGGGATGAAAATTAAAATGTCCAAGGGAGGGATGCCCCTATGGTTACCCATAGAAGTGCGTATGGCTTTCCGAGCCAGACACACGGGGTGGATCCGATCTTGGTTTTCAATCCTAAATATTTATCGCTCTCTCGAGTGTTCTTATGGTTTGCCATCTTTCGATACTATACAAGCTCCAGTCGCAGACATCGATTTGACGTCTTTTAACACCTTTGTAAACTCTATGCCTCAGCTCCAGTCTTGGAAGAACAAGTTCTCCCTCGATTCGCTGGTTCCGAAGAGCTTTCCGCTCCTAGTAACCGGCTCTGGAGTTGGGCCAGGCCAGTCTATCCTCTTGTCGCATACCGCGGCGAGAAGATGGACCTTCCTGCCAGTGAATCACCTCTATGAATATTTAAATCATATCGGTGACACACGGGGTCTTGATATCTATAAAGAAACATTATATCTTTGTCAAGGTGCTGCGGCTGCAGAAGCTGATATATGGAACAGAAAGGAAGGTTTTCTTGGTGAGCTCTCGCTTAAATACGAGGCTGCTGGGAAAATCCGTGTGTTCGCGATGGTAGATTATTGGACACAATATGCCCTACTACCTTTACATAAGGTTTTCTTCAAAATACTTGAAGGATTTGCTCCTATGGACGCTACCTTTGATCAAGAGGACGCTGTGTCTTCTTTCTCAGAGGAAGGCCATACCGAGTTTTATTCTTACGACCTAAAGTCAGCTACGGATCTCATCCCCGCTCAACTATATAGAGTTGTCGTGGATGCCATCTTTGGCAAACCTTTAGGCCGCTTGTGGTTATCTTTGATGGTAGACCGAGATTTCGGCTTACCATTCAAGGATCACAAGGCTAAAATTCGATTCACGCATAATGATAAACATTACATTCGCTACACGCGAGGGCAGCCGATGGGCGCCCTTTCTTCCTGGGCCTCAATGGCCTTCATACATCACCTTCTGGTACAATTTTCCTATTTCCGAATATGTCCATTGGACAATATTACTGATACCTTTACGAAATATAGGGTCTTGGGAGATGACATTGTCATCGCCGACAGACAAGTTGCAGAGGAGTATGTGAAAGTTTGTTCCGAATTTGGGATACCCATAGGGTTAGCAAAAAGTGTAATCTCTCCTAAAACGTCCCT